AATGTTCTGGTAAATCTTTAAGTAGTATATTAGTAATAGTATCTTTATTTGCAGAATTTTTAATACTGTCTTTGTTAATTAACTCAATGAATATTTTATTGAGTAATTCTTTTGATATGCTATATGTTTCCATGATTAATTTTTAAATGAATAAAGCAACTCAACATATAAAATATGCTGAGTCACTGTTATTCAATGGTTTTACAAGGCCTAACTACTAGTATAATAATATATAATATTACTGGTACTGTTAGTGTGTCACCTGTGATAGTTTATAATTTACTTTCTTTGTTTAAATTAAATCTTGGTTTCTTTTTACTACATAAACCAATGTAATCAAACTCTATATCAACACATGCAATTAATATATGTATACTACCTGAATCATCATGACCTATAATTAAACCAAATGCAGGTACTATCCTTATATTAAATCTTTTAAAAACTTTGGTGTTACTCATATGAAAAGAGTAAAATAAAGAATTAAAGCAAATGAATAAGATGCATATATGCCATAAGACTATATAAGATAACTCCAAAGTAAATATCTCATTAATATTATATAAATAAAAGAATATTGCTACTATTGGTGCAGCAATTACAACTAAAAACTTAATTATTTGTTTAAATGTTTTCATTTTTAAAGTGATTTTTGATTTAAGCCTACCATTATGATAGGCTTTTGATTAGTTAAATGCTGAATAATACTCCATGTAATCTTCATTGTCATCATTATAATGGATTTCTACCAGATTATGATCTTCTGCTAGTTCTCTTAGATGTTCATTAGATACAACAGCCTCTTGAATCTTTTCAATTGATGGTGTTTCTATTTTACTACGGTCTAATTTGAGATGCTCATAACCATCAAAGAAATTCACTTTAGGTGATTTATCTTTTGGATATAGCATTATTCCAATTTTTGATTTGTACTGAATAAATAATTCTGGGTTTAAAATAATTGCGTTCATGTTATTTAAGGTTTAGTTTTTAATTTCATATCTTTCATATAATTCGCAACATACTATTAATGCTGGCATCCAACCAATAATTAACATAAACATCATTGTACCATGATTAGTAGCACAGGTTGTAAAGTCTGTTACGCTGGATAACATATAAGCAATTGTAGTTATTGAAAGCCAGGTAAGTAATAATGTAACTATACAAGCTATTATGACTTTTTTTCTTTTCATGATTAATTATTTAAATCATGGATATCACTGCCTACAAAAATAGCTGGAACCCAGCCTAATATTAACATAATGAATAGCGTTGCATCATGCTTTAAACATTCTTTGAATGATAGGTCTGACATACACCAGCCTATTGTTCCCAATACAATCCATGTAATGAGAAGTGTAGCTATTACAGCTAACATAAGTTTTGTTGATTTCATTTGTTTGTTATTAAAGAGATTAAATAATAATTTGATTAAGAATACAAATACTATGACAATAAGCCATAGTATATTCTGTATTCCTTGATTTTTAGGATTGTCGTGATACATGATGCTAAATATGTTTTACCCATTTCAGTTCTACATAGTCTTTAGCATATCCTGGTAGTTCAACAATACAAACTGAATCTTCAGTTACAGATATGTTATACCAATCATAGTTAGATTTTAAATAGTCTTCAAGATCTTTATGATTGTTAGCAATAAGAATGATGTCATCATTATATTGTCTTTCGTAGTGAAATAGTATTTTGTTCATGTTATTTGTTATTAAAGAGGTTTAATAATTTGTTTGTAAAAAAACAATCAACTATAGCGTGTGTTATATCCTTTAACGCTCTTCTAAACTACACCACAATAATATCCATTTGGAATCAGTCATTGTATGTTGGTAGTTGATTGTATAAATAAGAACAGTTTAACAACTTGTTCAGGTTAATGGATTTTATCTACTTAGGCAAGTCCATGATACCAAAGCCAGCAAATTACAACAGGTTATACCCGCCTACTATTACAGGCACTACTGCAATGTTTCTATTAACTGTAAAACACGCAAATACATCTCTGTTTGTTATAGGTACAGATAAACCATTATAAAGTTTTGATTATTTCTTCAGGTGTAAGATTTATACTACAATGAGGATATTCTATTTCAGCTCTCATTGTAATAAGCTTATATTTAAGTGCTGTATGTTCTTTAGAATGCATTGTACAAGTATCAAACATATGTTTGTTTAATATGTATTGTAACAGTTCTATTTGTGCGTATGTTAATTTAGTTTCATTCATGATATTAAAAGATTATTTTAAAAACTTGCTCAGTACTGTTTCATCTTTACGGTTTCACAGTTAACCTAATTATTTCATAGGACAACAGCATACCTGAGCAAGTTTATTGTTAAAGTGCTATATACTCTGGATCATTGGTCCATGAGTATCTTTCATTTAGTTTATTAAGTTGGATATCTTTTAAAGATTTACCTACTGTTCTAAAGATAAGAAAGTCTTTATCCCAATTCATACCAGTGTAAGTAATTTCAATTAAGGATTGAAAATTATTATTTCTGTATGTAGTGAGTGGTGTTACTCTAATATCTTTATCTACCATAGACAAAGAAGCTAATGCACTTTGATTAAATTGATTGTTTGTAACTCTAACTTTAAAAGTGTTAATAGCTGTACCATTTACTGAGATGGTTTTCATTCCAAATACGTTAATTGATTTCATAATTTCTGTTTAATTAATATTGATTTATTTATTTATTGTTCCGGGTAATATGGCTCTTATCCTATAGATAGAGAAGACAATAGTATAGGAGAAGAAGAAGACTATGTGTGAGTAACAATAGTAGTAATATTAGCTATATATAATAATAGCAGTAAGTATAATTATCATTGTGTTTATGTTATGTTATTGGGTATATAAGATCACACACATAACTACAGACACACAAATAAATAAAATATGCTAGTAAATACAAGGGTTAAGGGATGATTAGTAACCATCCCTATCATTCTACATTGCTTCCACCCAATAGAGTGTTGTATCTTCCCCTGTTACAAGGTCAACTACTCTATTATTAGATAATTTAAAGCCTGGCATCTCATCTCCTGCGTTCAACTTTTTTTGAAGTTGTGCAATTGTAGGATGATTGGCTTTCATTACTAAGTTAGTCTCTGGATCTATCAGACTAAGAACACCAAATGTAATATTGTTTTGGGTTCTTGTTCCAACACTGATGCCGGCTAACGTACCTATTTTACTTGCAATAGGTGCAGATGTTACAATAATGGTAGCAGTACCTGTGCTATCATTTACTCTCAATTTTCTAAAAAATACTGACATAACTAATTTGATTTATTATTATATTGCAATAGTGCAATAATTAGCTGGGGAGCAGAGAGGAGCTGCGCGCAGCGCAGCAGCTGGAGAGCAGAAAGGTATGCGTTGTAGCTGGTAGGCAGAAAAGTTGGTAACAGCTAATAACCTATGCGTAGTGCACCTTAGATAAAAAAAACATTAATTAGTAACTACTTGATAATCAATACCAAAATGCCATTGCTCCACACGGTGGAGACAAAAATAAAAGGGGTTTTTACACCCCTATTTATTAAGACCAACTACGTGTAGTGTAGTTTTCTTGAAGAAAGTTAATTACACGTTCTATGATTGGAAGTTCTTCCTTCCACCATTCAGCATTTTTAAAATGTTCATACACTTCATTTTCCAACTGTTTGCCTGATGCAAGTTGAAAACCAATGGTGTCAAACCAGTTAAATACTTCACCACCATATTGTTTTTCATGTGGTGTGCAATTGAATACTTCAAGACATATTCTATCATCAACTTTACTTAATGATTGCGCCTCTCCTGTTGTTTTATCTAATAATTGAAAATGCAAAGCCATAATATTTTATTTAAGAGTTATTTAATTAAGAGTTTAAAGGGGCTTTTACACCCCTTGTTAGTTTTATTCATTCCAACTAGCATCACCATCCCAATAGTCTTCTTCTGATAGCTCTTCTATCTCAGCTTCTTGAAACTTACGCAAGATATTACAATCTTGTTTCTTTTTCATTTCACTCAAGTTGCATAGGTTCAATAGCTCTTTAAGAGCCATTAGTCTACCTACATATTCTTCATGACTATATAGACCCATTAAATTGTAGTCTTGTTCAGTCTCTTTAATCTTAGCTTCTATTATATTTTTCATCTTATTATATTATATTTGATTTATATTTAAAAAGACTATTTCAAGGAGTCACGCCTTAAGCTAGTCACACTCATCTGTTAGTTAAAGAGAGGAGTTGTTACACTCCCCTCTTGTACTGATGTTAGATAGCTTCAATCCACATTAGGGTTGTTAGCTCACCAGTTTGAATATCAACCACAGGGTTGCTACTCAATTGGAATCCTGGCATTTCATCACCAGCATTCAGTTTCTTTTGCAAGGCCAGAATAGTTGGATGACTAGCTTTCATTACCTGATTAGTTTCAGGGTCAATAAGGCTTAAGACACCAAAGTTTACACTACCTTGTGTACGTGTTCCCACGTTCAGTCCAGCAAGTGTAGTACTTTTGCTGGTGATTGGTCTGTCTGTAGCAATGATAGTTGCTGTTCCAGTAGACTCATTGATTCTCAATTTTCTGAAGAAAACACTCATAATATTGTATTTTATTATATTTTGGATACCACAGACGCGGGGGTACCCTCACCGCAAAAATTAGCTGGGGAGAAGTTTGGTAGTAGGTACCACCATTGCAACATATATAATATTTGTACCAACATTTTAACACACACAATTTTTGGTACACACATTGCAAAATACATAACATTTATAAAAACTATTGAAATAAAACAAGTTATTTTTTTGGGGACAAAAAATTTTTTTGAGTTACCGTGATTAGGTTGTGTGAATTTTATTTTATCTTTACAAAAGAAATTTGTATATTACTCTTATAGAAGGATAACTAAATAAAAATAAAATGAATATATTACAAGACATCATGGGATTAATTACTAAACGTAAAATTAAACTTCCCACAGATAAAGATTATTTGGTAGTTGCATCTTACACTGATGCGCAAGAAATGCTAAAACCTCAACCAAAAATGCAAGCAAATTTAATTAATTTGGCAGCATTAAAAAAATATGTAGAACAAACTCCAACATCTGCTACATACAAAAGTTATGTGGCTATTATTTCACAATCAGCAACTAATGCTCCTGCTGTAGACACTTTATTAGAAAATACTATTGGAGCTCCAGTTACTTATGAATATAATGGTGTAGGAGATTACAGTATCAAAACTACTAGTAATAAATTTACTTCAGGGAAGACAGTTATTATGGTTAGTCCTGGAAGAAAAACTTCAGATAATGTTTTTTTAGGAACAACTATAGCCGGTGAGGAGACTATAGGTTTATTTTCTTATAATAGGTCTGGTGTTTCTGCTAATGGACTAATGGCTTTAGTTACAGTAGAAATTAGAGTTTATAATTAAAGCCTTTAAAAACACAACAACTAAAAAATAAAACTATGACTACATTACAAGATATTATGGGTTTGATTACCAAACGTAAAATCAAAAGTCCATCAGATAATGACTATATTATATCAGCAGCATACGGTAATGCAAATGAAAGGTTGAAACCACAACCTAAAATGGAAGCAAGTTTACTTACTGTTGGTGGAATAAAAAGACATGTACTAGCTAGTATAGAACCTCCTAAATATAAAGTGTTTACAGCTATAGTATCACAGAGTGGTGGTGATAACGTAGTAGTAGTTGATACAGGAGACTTAACAATAGGTGCAACTTATTTGATTAACAATCCTAGTGTAGAATCTGACTTTACAAATGTAGGTGCTCCTAATAATTTATCAGGAACTTATTTTATAGCAACAGGAGCTAACCCTAATAATTGGGGTACTAATCCAAGTATATTAGCATACAATGAGGGTGCTCCAATAGCAATAATATTAGAAAATACTATTGGGAATGTTTGGTTTACTTATGATAGTGTTGGAAAATATCCATTAAACTCTAATAATTTATTTATGGAGAGTAAGACATTTATAAATGGAGCAAATTTTGGAACTCCTGTTTTTAATAGAATAATAGGATCAGGTGGAGAATCTTTTGAAAATCAATATGGATATTTTTTTTATAAAGATAATGAATTAGTAGTTAGTTTAAGAACATTATCAGACCCTCAAATATTTGCAGATGATATTTTAAATAGTGCTATTTGTATAGAGATAAGAGTTTATAACTAATATATAAAACATGAAAGCTAAATCTAAGGTAAACGCTGCAGGTAACTATACTAAACCCGGTATGCGTAAGAATCTTTTTAATAAGATTAAAGCTGGTACTAAAGGTGGTGATCCTGGAGAGTGGTCAGCCAGAAAAGCTCAACTGCTTGCTGTTCAATATAAAAAAGCAGGAGGAGGATACAAGTAATGGCACTAGCTAAATCACAACAGTCTTTAAAGAAATGGGGTAATGAGAAATGGAAAACCTCAGATGGTAAACCTTCTAAAGGAAAGAAAAGGTATTTGCCATCTGCTGCATGGGATGCATTAAGCCCTTCTGAAAAAGCAGCCACTAATAAAGCTAAAGCTGAAGGTAATGCTAAAGGAAAACAATTTGTAAAACAACCTAAATCAGTGGCTAAGAAAGCTGCAAAATATAGATAACTTTAAAACTTAAAATTATGAAAACTGTAAAAAAAATGTCAATGGGTGGTGCAATGAAAGATGTACCTGCTGGTAAAAAAGGATTAGCTAAACTTCCTACAAAAGTAAGAAACAAAATGGGTTACAAAAAGCATGGTGGTTCTACTGATCCTAAAATGAAAATGGGTGGTGCTATAGGTAAAGCAGAAGTTGGTGGTGAACCAAAGAAAAAAACAGGAATGGATGCTATAAAAGCTATAGGTCAATATGTTTCTACTTTTGGAGGAGCTACAGAAAGAGATAATCCAAAACAAAAAGATATTAATATTGTCAAAAAAGTAAAAGAAACAGCTGAGACAATTAAAAGAAAATTAAACTTAAAAAATGGTGGTGCTGTAGGTAAAGCTAAAATGAGTGGGGCTATGAAAGGTAAGAAATGCTAGTCATGAAGAAGACAGACAAAAAAAAGGTAGTCATTCCTAAAGGATATCATAAGATGCCAGACGGGAAGATTATGAAAGATAGTGCCCACAAGAAGACTAAAAAGAAGTAATACCAATCTTCCTATTAAAGGAGTATGATTAATGTCTATGAGAGAAATTGATTTAATAAAGTTAGGGTTTGAACGTGTTGATGAAACACCTGAGTCAAGTGGATCTGATGAGCCATGGTACTACTATGCTAAAAATATAGGTCAAATTGATTTCTTGTCTTGTGATAGTGATTCAGATGAAGCTAAAAAGGGTAAATGGACCGTTGATATTCTTGAGGGAAACATAACCTTTCATAAAGCGTCACAACTAAAAAGCGTAATTGTTTTATTAGAAAAGAATAGAATACCTTAAAATAAACTTATAAACTTTTTTTATTTAAACTATTATTATATATTTGTAGTATATTGTTTAACTTAAAAAAATTAAAAATGGCAAACACTAAAACCAACAATCCTTTAGATGAGAAAGAACCAATTCTAAGTAAAGAAGAATTGAATGCACGTAGAGAAGAAATCAGTGCATTTTACAAAGACAACATCCCACATTTAGAAGTACAAGCAGAGTATGAAATGCTTTTGGCTACTATTGAGAAATCAAGAGCTGAAAGATTACAGGCTCAAATGTATATGGCACAGGCATATGCTTCTCAAAAAGAAGGCGGGCAAGTACCAGTTGATTCAGAAGAAGCAAGAGCTTTTAAAGAAGCAATGGAAAATGCAGCATCACAAATAGACTAAACTATGAAGATGTTAAAAAGAGGGGATTCTGGACCAGATGTCCAGACCCTTCAATCCAAACTCCTATTAAAACAGGATGCACAGTTTGGACCTGCAACAGAAAAAGCTGTAATTAGATTTCAACTATCTAATAACTTACCAATTACAGGAATAGTAGACTCAGATATGTGGACATTGTTATTCAATAAAGTGCCTACATTACAAGAAGCTATTGATGAAGATACTGATATATATGGACAATACTTCAAAACTAACTTTGATCAAATAATTCATAAACATTACTTATCTCCTAAAGAATATATCAAAGGGCCTATTAAAAATGAATATATATTTTTACATCATACAGCTGGAAATAATAATCCATATGCTTGTGTTGATATGTGGAATAAAGATGATAGAGGAGCTATTGGAACTGAGTTTGTTTTAGGTGGTAAAAATCATACTACTGGAGATGCTAAATATGATGGTCAAATGGTTCAAGCTTTTCCAACAGGAAACCAAGGTTGGCATTTAGGTTTAACTAAATCCGGTTGGATGAATAGACACTCTGTAGGTTTAGAAATTTGTAATATGGGTCAACTTACTAAAGATTATAAAACCTATGTAGGAACTGTGGCTCATCCAGATGAAGTAACAACATTGAAAGAAGCCTTTAAAGGATTTTTAAATTGGCATGCATATTCAGAGAAACAAATTAAAGAAACTGAAAAATGGATTAAATATGTTGCTGAAAGAGATAGTATTGATGTAAGGTTGGGTTTAAAACAACTAATACAAAAATATGGACCAACTAAAGGATTTGATTATAATGAAGATGCTGCTAGTGGTAAGATTAAAGGATTATTAACACATACCAATGTGAGAAAGGATAAACTTGATTGTTATCCTCATCCTGATTTAGTTGATATGATAATGAGTTTAAAATAATGGCTATAGTAAATAAAGTAGATTTAAAATTACAAGTAGATATTAATGAAACCATTAAGTATCAGATACTTACATATTGTTTTTTTGAAAATATTTTAATTAGTAATTCAGATCTCAAATGTTTAATGGAATTATCTAAACAACCAAAAGTTGAATTAACTAAATTTTGTATATTTTTAACTGAACAAAAAATATTTAAAAGTCCACAATCAGCTAGAAATGCTTTGGCAAAAGCAGAAAAGAAAAAGTTAATTGTTAAAAATGGTGTAAATAAAAAAACTATTTCTATCAATAAAAACATTAATGTTCAAATAGATGGTTTGGTTTTATTAGATTATAAAATATTAGGCCGTGAATCCCAAGAAGCATAAAGATTTTAAAGCTGGTATAGCTGAAGAAGTTGGTGTACATCCTCAAGTAGTAGATGACTTTATAGCATTTTACTATGCTAAGTTAAGAAAAAAGTTATCAGCACTAGAATATCCAAGAATAAATGTAGATGGATTAGGAACCTTTTATTTGAGAAAAACTAAATTAGAAAACTCAATTAAAAAGAATAAAAGTACACTTGGTAATTTAGCTAAAAGAACATACAATGGTTATGCTCAAAGTGAAAGTATACAGAATAATATTGAACAAATGTCTAAAGCATTAGAACAAATGGAAGCTGACATACTGAGTAAAAAAGAGTTTAAAGCAAAATAAATTTTACAATATGGAAGGAAAATGGAAAAAATATTTGTCAGTATTTAAAAATGCTGATAAAATAGTAGAAGGCATTAAGAATAACATATTTAAGAAAGAACATATTGAAGCTGTTGCTACAGATAGATTTCAGATATGTATTAAGTGTTCTTTATTTGATGCTGCCGGTGATCATTGTATTGCTTCAGGTACACAGCCTTGTTGTTCAGATTGTGGATGTAGTCTTGCATTTAAAGTTAGATCATTATCAACTTCTTGTCCTAAAGGATTTTGGGATGCTGTAGTAAGTGAAGAATTAGAAGAAAAAATTAATCAACAAATTAAAAACTAATATTATGACAGTAACGCAAATAGTTAAAGATCTTTTAGAACATAATATGATCACCATGGAAACAGCAACAGTTCTTTTACAAACTGAACTTAAAGCTAATATGTTTGATAATCAAGTTAAAAACACTAATCAAGAATTTCAACCTTACCATAAATTTCAAAATATGGGAACAACAAATCCATATTACATTTCTACAACAACTGATGATCCTATGAGAGCAACAACTACGGGAATAACTGCAGGTGCAAATGAACTTTTAAAAGTTAAATAATGGCTATTATATTTAAAGAAGATGGACATACTTATGAAAGTATAGAGGAAGATAACATTGAATGGTTAAGTGTTACTTCATTAGTTGGTAAACTTAAACCTAAGTTTGATAAAGAAGGACAGGCTAAAAAATCAGCAAAGAATAAAAATTCTAAGTGGTATGGTATGACTGTTGATCAAATATTACAAGCTTGGGATAATGAAACAGAAAGAGCTATTAATCTAGGTAACTTTTATCATAATCAAAGAGAATCAGATATGCTTGATTTTAAAACAATTGAGCGTGGTGGAACTGAAGTACCAATTATTAAACCTCTTATAAATGAGAATGGTATAAAATTAGCACCAGATCAAAAGTTATCTGATGGTGTTTATCCTGAACATTTAGTTTATTTAAAATCTGTTGGTCTTTGTGGACAAGCAGATGTTGTAGAAATTGTAGATGGTTATATTAACATCAATGATTATAAAACCAATAAAGAAATTAAAGAAAAAGGATATACTAATTGGGAAGGTATAACAAGTAAAATGTTTAAACCAGTTAATCATTTAGATGATTGTAATTTAAATCATTATAGTTTACAGCTCAGTATTTATGCGTATATTATTAAAAAGCATAATCCTTCTTTAAAGATTGGTAAACTTACTATTCAACATGTTAAGTTTAAGCAGATAGGTGAAGATGAAAATGGATATCCAATTAATGAACATTACAACGGAGAACCAATTTTGGATGAAATAAAAATGTATGAAGTGCCATATTTAAAAGATGAGGTCAATTCATTAATAATGTGGTTAAAAGATAATAAATAAAAATTATGGAAGAAAAAATATTTAGTCTAAAAGAGTATTTTCAAGCTATTGATAATGCATATGCAACTGGTAAAGCTAATGCATCTATTGAAGAAAAAGAAAGTTTAATAAAGCATATGAAAGCATCTGCAAAAAGCTGGGTAAAAATTGTTAAAAATCAAAATAAATAAAATTATGGCAAGCATAACACTTACACAAATACAATTAATACAAGCAAAAGGACCCCAAGGACAACCAGCAGGTTTATATTGGAATACTGATAGTGCTTCTCCAATAGATATAGATTCAACTAAAATTGTATCTGTAGCAAATGCATGGGATAATACAACATCTAAATATGTACCAGGAGCAATACAAGTATCTTTAATGAATGCTCTTACTTTTTTTAGTTCAGATTCATATGCATCAGTAGCAGCACTAATACTTTAATTATGTTAATAAGACTATTTGACATCCAGAACAGTAAAGTAATTCCATCAGAACATTGTTATGCTTTACCTTTTTTAAATGCTATTATGGAAAATTATCCTGATAGTTATTTAAAAATTTACCAGTATATATTCTATATGAGTTGTCCTAATCCAGATATGAATCCTTTTTTTAATATGCCAGAACATGAAAAAGAAGATATTATTATTGAAGAAGTTCAATTAGAAGATTCACCAGAAGATCCTAAAATAAGATATGCATTAGATATGTGTTATAAGTTATATGAAACACCTACCTTTAGAGCTTACAAAGGTATTAAGTCAATGCTTGACAGATTAGCTAAATACATGGAAGTAACTGCTATTGAACATGGTAGAGATGGAAACATTAATTCTATGGTAAATGCTGCTGCTAAATTTGAACAAATTAGACAATCATACAAAGGTGCCTTTGTTGATATGAAACAAGAACAAGAAAGTTCTGTACGTGGTGGAGCCGGATTAGCTTATGACCAAATATAATAAACCATTAAAATCAAAAAAATGATACAACAAGTAATTCCAATAGGAAAAAAATTATTGATTAAGCAAAAGAAAGCTGAAACATTTTATAAGAATACAAATATTATTATACCTGAAGCAGCACAAAAAGTTGAAAATAAAGGTACTGTTGTTGCTATAGGTGAGGGTATTACAGAAATTAAAATTGGAGATGAGATTCAATATAGTGAGCATTGTTTACCAACAAAAATGATGCATGATGAAGAAGAACATTTACTGATCCATGAAGGTGATGTATATGCTAAATTTAAATATGTATAAAACTATACCAACATATAAAAATAATTCTTGGACAACTACAGAATTTGAAACTAGACAAGATTTTATAGATTATGTTTTAAGTATATTTAACGTCCCTGGTCATTATGAGTTTAATGAACTTTCTTTTAAGTTTAATGAACAAGCTCAAATATTTAATGAACAGGGATTTTATTGTAATAAACCATTTAGGTCTAAAGATTTTACTCAATATTGGGAAGACCAAAAAAATAAATGTAGAGAGGGAGTTATTTATAATGATGGAAATAAAAGCTGGTATTTAACCAGAGACTACTACATGTGGTTAAACTTTCTTCCAATCTTTGATAAAGAAGAAAAAAAATATGGTTTTGCTAAAGTGAGGGATGCTCAGTATCATATGGCTTTATATGAACAACTTGCAGAACTACATTACAAACATTCAGCTATATTAAAGAAACGTCAGATAGCATCTTCATACTTTCACATGGGTAAAATTATTAATACCTATTGGTTTGAGGAAGGAAGTATCTGTAAGATTGGTGCATCACTTAAAGATTTTATAAATGATAAAGGATCATGGAAGTTTTTAGATGAATACAAAACATTCTTAAATGAGCATACTGCTTGGTATAGACCTAGTAATCCAGAAAAGGTTTTATTATGGCAACAGCAAATTGAAGTTAGAATTGGTAATAGAAAAACAGCAAGAGGTTTAAAATCAAAAATACAAGGGGGTTCATTTGAAAAGAATGCAACTACTGGAGTAGGGGGACCATGTTCAATTTTCTTTCATGAAGAAGCCGGTATTGCTCCAAAGATGTCTGAGACATATGAGTACTTACGTCCTGCAATGTCTTCAGGTATGATTACTACAGGTATGTTTATTGCTGCAGGATCAGTGGGAGATTTAGAACAATGCAACCCTTTGAAAGAAATGATTACTAATCCAGTAGCAAATGATATATATGCTGTTGAGACTGATCTTATTGATGCAGATGGTACAATAGGTATGGCTGGTTTATTTATACCAGAACAATGGTCAATGCCACCATTTATTGATGACTATGGAAACTCTTTAGTAAAAGAAGCTGAACAAGCAATTGCTGAAGAAAGAGAAAGATGGAAGAATGAATTAAATGGTGAACAGTTTCAATTAAGAATATCTCAGAAACCTTTGAATATTGCAGAAGCATTTGCATATAGAAAAGCATCTGTATTTCCACAAGGTATACTATCTAGGCAACAAAAAAGAATTGAAGAGAAAACATATCCTTATGAACTAATTGAATTAGATAGAGATGAAAAAGGAATCTTTGCTAAAAGAACAAATAAACTTCCAATCAGCAGATTTCCTGTAGACAAAAAACAAGTGGATAAGACGGGAAGTATTATTGTTTGGGAACGTCCTGTCAAGAATCCTGAGTTTGGAGCTTATTATGCCTCTATTGACCCCGTATCAGAAGGTAAGACTACTACATCAGATTCCTTATGTAGTATTTTTGTTTATAAGAATGCAACAGAGGTTACAAGAACTATGATATCTGGAGATGTAGAACAATTTTTAGAGAAAGATAAAATTGTGGCATCATGGTGTGGTAGGTTTGATGATATAAATAAAACACATGAAAGATTAGAATTAATTATAGAATGGTACAATGCCTGGACTATAGTTGAGAATAATATATCTTTGTTTATACAACATATGATTGCTAGAAAGAAACAAAGATATTTAGTACCTAAACAACAAATTTTATTCTTAAAAGATCTTGGTTCAAACAATACTGTTTATCAAGAGTATGGATGGAAGAATACAGGTACATTATTTAAAAGCCATTTGATATCATATGCAATTGAGTTTTTAAGAGAAGTCATAGATGAAGAAACTGATGTTGGTGGTGTTGTTACAAATCAAACATTAGGTGTTGAAAGAATACCTGATGGAATGCTTATAAAAGAAATGTTAGCTTACTATCCTGGACTTAACGTAGATAGACTTGTTGCATTTGGAGCATTAGTAGCTTTTGTAAAAATACAACAATCTAATAGAGGTTTTTCAAAAAGACGTGAATCAGAAGAAAAATCTTTGGTAAATCCAGAAAATTTGTATAAATTAAAGTATAGTCCGTTTAAAAATATTGGACGTAGTGGAAACAATACTGGAAATACAATAAAAAGATCAGGCTTCAAAAATTATAAATAAATTAACTAAATTAAATTTAGAATGAAAGTACTTAATGCAATGCAGTTAAAAGCCGGTGCAAAAAAAACAGAAGGACCTACCTTTTCTAGTTTAACACAACCTATTCAATTTTTACCTTATAGTGAAAAAACAGATGATTGGGCAGCATGGAATTTAGATTGGTTAGAAGATCAAGGTATTCAATTTTTAAAACTTAATGCCAGAAGACTTTTAAAAAATTATAAATTAGCTAAAGGAATTATAGATAAAACAGATTATATAGTTGAACCTGATAATGACTATAAAGATTTAATGGATGTTTTAACTAAAGAAAATGATTCAGCTTTAGAACTTAAATTTTACCCTATTATTCCAAATGTAATTAATGTATTAAGTGGGGAGTTTTCCAAAAGATACAATAAGGTACAATTCAGAGCAGTTGATGATAGATCATATAATGAAATGCTTGAGCAAAAAAGAATGCAAGTTGAAGAAGCTTTACTTGCTGATGCTGAAAGAAAGTTGACAGAAAAAATGATTCAAATGGGAATGGATCCATCATCTGAAGAAGCACAGCAACAACTTGCTCCACAAAATCTTAAATCATTACCTGAAATTGAAGACTTTTTTAGTAAGTCATATAGAAGTTCTGTTGAAGAATGGGCTACTCATCAATTAAATGTTGATGAAGAAAGATTTAAAATGCAAGAGCTTGAAGAAAGAGGCTTTAGAGATATGCTTATTGCTGATAGAGAGTTCTGGCATTTCCGTATGTTAGAAGATGATTATGATATTGAATTATGGAATCCTGTTTTGACATTCTATCAAAAGTCTCCAGATCAAAGATATATTTCTGATTCAGCATATGTTGGTAAGATTGATTTAATGACAGTAGCTGATGTTGTAGATAAGTATGGATATTTGATGAGTCAAGAACAATTGGAATCATTACAAAGAATTTATCCGGCAAGATCTGCTCAATATCAAGTTAATGGATATCAAAATGATGGTGCTTATTATGATGCAACAAGATCACATGCTTGGAATACTAATGCACCAGGTTTAGCATATAGACAATATACAAGTAACTACATGGCAGATCCTGCTAGAGGTGGTGATATTTTAACACAAATTTTAAGTCAAAGTGAAGACTTAGCTTATTTTGGTGATGGTAACTTAATGAGAGTTTCTACAATTTATTGGAAGACTCAAAGAAAAATTGGTCATCTTACTAAAATAGAATTTGATGGTGAAGTAACTCAAGAAATAGTTGATGAAACATTTAAGGTAACAGAAAAAGCTATTTATGATACATCAATATTTAAAAATAAATCTAAGGATACATTATTACAAGGAGAACATCTTGATTGGATTTGGATTAATGAAATCTGGGGTGGTGTAAAAGTAGGGCCTAATATACCTGCAATGTGGAGAAGTTCAACAAGTAGTGAAATAAATCCAATATACTTAGGTATTAATAGAACTAAACCGGGAAGATTACCATTTCAATTTAAAGGTAATAATTCATTATATGGATGTAAGTTGCCTGTAGAAGGAAGAGTATTCTCTGATAGAAATACTAGATCTACTTCTTTAGTAGATTTAATGAAAGCATATCAAGTTGGATATAACATGGTTAATAATCAAATTGCTGATATTTTAATTGATGAATTAGGTACAGTAATTATGTTTGATCAGAATGCATTACCACGTCACTCTATGGGAGAAGATTGGGGTAAAAATAATTATGCTAAAGCATATGTAGCAATGAAGGATTTCCAAATGCTTCCTCTTGATACATCAATTACTAATACAGAAAATGCTGTAAACTTCCAACACTATCAGACTCTAAACATGGAGCAAACTGGTAGATTAATGAGTAGAATACAATTAGCTAATTATTTTAAACAACAATGTTTTGATGCAATAGGTATTAACCCTCAAAGATTAGGTGGTGCTATTGCGGCAGAAACAGCTACTGGAGTAATGAATGCTATGCAACAATCATATGCTCAAACAGAAATTTATTTTGTACAGCATTCAGATCAGCTTATGCCAAGAGTACATCAGATGAGAACAGACTTAGCTCAGTATTATTATAGTACAAATCCAAGTGTAAGATTAAGTTATATATCTACTGAAGCAGAAAAGGTAAACTTTACAATTAATGGTACAGATCTTTTAATGAGAGATTTCAATGTATATGCTACAACTAAAACAAATCATAGAGCTATTCTTGAGCAGTTAAAACAAATGGCATTAACTAATAATACAACTGGTGCTAGTATATATGAACTTGGAAATATTGTTAAAGCAGATTCTATTAGTGAAGTAACAGATATCTTAAAAGATTCTGAAGCAAGAATTACAGCTCAAAGACAAGAGGAAATGCAACAACAACGTCAGATGCAAGAACAACAGTTACAAGCACAGGCGCAAGATGCTCAAATGAAAGCTCAATTAGAACAACAAGAAGCTGAAAAAGATAGACAGAATGATATTACAATTGCTGAAATTAGAGCTGCTGGATATGGAGCTGGTGTTGATGTAAACAAAAATGAGATAAATGATTATCAAGATGCACTAAAAGATATTCAACAAACAACTCAATATAGAGAACAAATGAATATGAAACGTGAGGAAATGGTAAGCAAGTCATCTACAGAATCTCAGAAACTTCAAGTTGAAAGAGAAAGAATTGCAGCACAAACACAAATATCAAATAATCAATTAAATATAGCCATACAGAATAAAAATAAATATGATGTTAAAAAACCTAAAGATAAATAATTTATGTTAGCTATATACTGCAAGAAACTTTACAATTTTTCAAATATAATAAGTTTAATATAGTATAAACTAAATAAAGATTTATTATATTATTGATATAAGTATTAATTATTAAACCAACATTAAGATGAATACCAAAAACAACACTATGAGTAGTAACGTAGAAACTTTAGATATTGATTTAGATACAATATTCAATGCAGCACCTAGTGGTGATGATATGACTTTGCCATCTGGAAAAGATTCTAAAACTACAAACAACATTTTTTCAGGAATAAATAAAAAAGCAGATTTTTCATTTGCTGATCCAGATGCAGATGATGCAGATGATTTAACTGATAAAGGTAAAACAACAACATCAAATGGAGATCTTCTTGCAGATGATGATGATGACATTACACCTAAAGCAAGTAAAGAAGATGGTAAAAGCATCCTTGATAGTTTAGGTGATGATGAAGAAGATGAAAGAAAAGAAACTAGAGGAAGAAAATCTATTTCTGGAATTTCAGATGTTTTTTCAAAAATGATTAAAGAAGATAAATTAGTTCCGTTTGATGATGAAAAATCATTTGATGAATATACAGCAAAAGATTGGGAAGAATTAATTGAAGCTAATTTAGAAGAAAAAGCTAATCAAGTAAGACGTGAAACACCTAAACAGTTTTTTGCCAGCTTACCTGAAGAGTTACAAATTGCTGCAAGATATGTAGCAGATGGTGGTACTGATTTAAAAGGTTTATTTTCTACATTAGGTCAAGTAGAAGAAACTAAAGACTTAGATGTAAAATCTGAAAGAGATCAGGAAATCATTATTAAAGAATATTTAAATGCTACCGGTTATGGTACTTCTGAAGAAATTGATGAGGAGATTGAAATTTGGAAAGATTTAGGAAAACTTGAACAACAAGCTGCTAAGTTTAAACCAAAGTTAGATAAGATGGCAGAACAAATTGTTATCAGAAAAGTACAAGAGCAACAAATAAAACAAAAACAACAAGAGCAAGCATCTAAAGCTTATATGCAAAATGTATATGATACTTTAAAAGATGGTAATCTTGGAGATATTAAAGTAGATAGAAAGACTCAAGCAATGTTGTATAATGGTTTAGTTCAACCAAGTTATCCTTCAGTAAGTGGTAGAAATACAAATCTATTAGGACACTTATTAGAGAAGTATCAATTTGTAGAACCAAATTATGCATTAATATCAGAAGCATTATGGTTATTGCAAGATCCACAAGGATATAAAGCAAAGATCATGGATAAAGGAGCTCAACAAAGCATTGAACAAACAGTAAGAAAATTAAAAACAGAACAAGGTAATCATAGCTCAACATCTCTTGGTATTCAAGATAGAGATGAAGAGACAAGAAAACAACCAACAAAAAAATTGCCAAGAACCAACAACATTTTCAAAAGGATTTAACAATCAAATATATAAACAATTAATAATTAAAAACAAGTAAAATTATGGCAACTCCAGTTTTAAACAACGGAATTTTCCTAAGAGATACAAGCTACAAAGCAAGTTCTCATGTTGATTCTTATCACTTGACTCAGATGCTAGGTTCAGCAGAACCTATGGATATGGGACCAATTGATTTATGGGCAATGACTCAAAAAGTTGAAATGCCGCTTTATCAAATGGCATCATTTGGTGGAAAGAATACTATCATGGTAGATAATGCACGTGGTGAGTACAAATGGCAAACTCCAATTGCACAAGATCTTCCATATATTGTGGCAGATATTGAACCAGCTAATGCTACTAAAGGTGTAGATGGTACAACATTCAAAATTAAAATTTCTAAAAGAACATTTGGACATGGTGATATTATCACTTATGACAAATACAATGGATTAGAACTTTACATTACAGCTGATGATATCATTCCTGCTGGTGACGGTTTTATCTATACTGTTCAATTAGTAAATAACAACAATGTAGCTAGCTTAGATAATAAGTATTTAGCTAAAGGTACTAAGTTCTTCAGAAAAGGTTCTGCAAGAGGTGAGTACGGAGAAAGATTCTCTGACATTGAAACAGGTTCTGGTTTCCGTGAGTTCTACAACTTTGTAGGAGGAGCTGAAGCACATGTACATTATTCTATTTCTAGCCGTGCTGATCTTATGATCAAAGGTGGTTTGAATGCAGATGGTACTGTACCTGTAACTGAAATCTGGAGAAACTTTGGAGCTAACAATGATCCAGCTGTACCTAGTATTGAAGGATTAATTGCTAACATGGGTAAAGCTGGTGCAAGAGAAGCATTTGAAAATGGATCTCTTACTAGAACATTTATTACTAACATGGAAGCTGCTCACTTATCAAAAATTGCTTCAGATATTGAAACTTACTTGATGTGGGGTAAAGGTGGTAGAATCAAACAAGATGGTCCAGATGATATTAGATTATCTGTGGGATTATGGGCGCAGTTGGATAACTCATTCAAAAGAGTTTATAACAAGTCTTCTTTCACACTTGATATGTTTAAATCTGAATTATATAACTTCTACCAAGGTAAAGTTGAGTTCAAAGGTCCAGATCCTCAAAGATCACTTGTTGTTCAAACAGGTATTGGTGGTATGCAATTGATCAACAAAGCTATTGCTGATGAAGTATATGGTTCTGGTTTAGTACAAAATGCTAGTGAGATTGGAGCTGTTACAGGTAAAGGTATGGATCTAGATTATGGATTTGCTTACACTTCATTTACTATTCCTTTCTTAGCTAATGTTAAGTTTGTATTGAACCCTGCGTTTGATAACTTGAATACTAATGATATTGAGAATCCATTAATTGATGGCCGTCCATTAAGTTCTTATAGCTTCATTATCTTTGACGTAACAGATGAAGGAAATGATAACATCCATTTATTGAAATTATCTTGGGATAATCAATTGAAATGGTTCTACCAAAATGGAACTATGGATTACATGGGAAGAACTCAAGGTTTTGCATCTACTGGTAACTTCAATGGATACCGTGTAATGATGTCACAAACTATGCCTGCTATTTGGGTTAAGGATCCAACTAAAGTTTTAAAAATAGTTATGAGAAATCCAATCACTGGTGGATCATTCTAGAAAATAAAAATGTACCTGGGTTGCTTCTCATAAGAACAGCACCCAGGTCTTTTTTTAAAAGTTGTTTATACTGCATATGTCAAATAAACTAGAGTAAGAATAAATCCTTACTTTAGAAATATTAATAATAATAAATTGTACATAATTATGTACTTTTGACAAATGAGAACAATTATTAAATTTTAACAAAACCAAATTATGAATGATTACACAATTGTAGAAAAGTATCAGCAAACAAAAAATCAAAACATTGCTATACGTCCTTATTTTAATTCTTCAAAAGAGAATATGGGTTTAGAGCATTATGGATTAGCTTTGCATGATGGAGTATTTCATGAAGAAACATTAGCTTGTTTAGAAATGAATGGTGTTAAACGTTATGTTACAGGATTAAATGAATTTGCTCCTGATGTAAAAATGTTACCTCCAAAAGAAAAAATAGCAAAGGCAAAAGAAATTAGAAAAGTTGTTGCACAATTAGAAGCTGAATTAGCATCTAATGTTGTTGATGTAGAAGATAAAGAATTTTGGAATAAGCTTACAGTAATGAAACCTGATAATTCAAAATTTTGGGATAAGATTAGTTTAAGATGTGGTAATGATCCTGTATTTTTAGATCCAGATAAAGATCCTTATGACTTGATTAAATTACATGCTATATATGCGGGAGGATTTTCTATTGTAGCAAAATCATTAAGAGAAGCAAGAGAATCAGGTAATCCACCTAAATTTTATCTTGATACACAAGAAGAAACATTAAGTACTAGAACAGAACTTAGTAAATTAAAAAATAGAGCTTTAGTTGAATTACAGAAAATGTATGATACTAATGCTTCAAAATTAATGTATGTTGCTAAAATCTGTGATGCTGATAGTGTACAGTATGTTAAAAATACACCTAATGATATTCTTTATGAAAACATGGATGAGTATATTCATGGTAATGGTGCTGAGTCTTCTAAGAAAAGAGCAGCTTCACAATTTTTAGAAGTATCCGGATTATCAATGGAAGAATTAAAAATAAGAGCTTTAATTAAAGACTCTTTATATTATAGATTTATTACTACTAAAGCAGGAGGTTGGATTGAGCCAATTGATAGTGGAATTAGATTAGGTAAATCTCCATCTGAATGTTTGGAATTTTTAAAAAATCCAGAGAATGAAGAAACATTAATGTCATTACTTAATAAAGTAGAACCATACTGGAACTCTTAAAATATAAAAGATGGATAATAGCACTCTCTTAATTAAATTAAAACAAAGGTTGAATAAACTTGACAGTCAAGACTATGATAACATAGAATGTTGGCAGTTTGTTGAAGCATTTAATAAGGTACAATTAGATTGGTGCAGAAGAAATTTGCATGGTGGTAATATGTACAAAGAGGGTGATGAAATGTCTAAAAGAAGAGTTGATGATTTACAACCCCTGTTAAGAGAATTATCTTTGACGGGAGTTGTAACTGATCAATACTTTGAAACAAATAATTTTCCTGTAAATACTTATTTAGAATTTAAAAGAATAAGTGCTAATGCTACAAGTGAATGTTGTCTTGATCCTAGATCAATGACAGTTTATTTAGCAGAAGAAGCTAATGTATCTCTTTTATTAAGAGATCCTTTAAAAGATCCAAGTTTTGAATGGGGTGAAACATTTTGTACATTTTTAGGTAATAAAATTAGAATTTATAAAAACAAAGATTTTAATATTGTAAATCCTGTATTAACATACTATCAAAAACCTACATATATACAAATACAAGGATGTGTAGATCCATATACTGGAATAGTTAGTACAACTAATGTGCCATGTGAATTTAAAGATGATCTTGTTGAAGTATTATTAGATGATACAGCATCACTTATTGCAGGAGATATTGAGAATATTTATCAACAACAAAGGGGCCAAGGTTCTGCTGAAAGAAATAACTAGTTATGGAAAATAAAACAAGATCATTAAAGATAAATACTATACCAAGTAAAACACTTAGTAGACCACAGTCTGCAAAAGTTGAAGAAAAAGAAGATGAAGAAGAAGAGTATGTTATAGCTAAACCTGTACCAGATACCGGTGTTGGTGGAAGTTCTTTAGATACTATGACTGCAAGTTTAGCAACAGAAATGATGAATGCTGCAATTAGTTTTCATAGACTTCATTTAAGAGTTACAGGAGAAGGTTCTTTTTCAGCACATAAAGCTCTAGGTGAATTTTATGAAGGTTTACATAATCATGCAGATACTTTAGTAGAAGGATATCAAGGTGTTGCTGAAAAACTTTTATCATATAAAGATACACCAATTAGAACTTTAGATACTGTAGCAGATGGTGTAGGTTATTTGAGAGATTTATACAATACTGTTAACAAATTACAAGGTATGATGCCTTATTCAGAAATTGTAAATAATCTTGATCTAGTTAAAGATTCAATTAATTCAACAAAATATAAATTAATTTTCTTATCATGATAGGAATTTAAATAATTTTTCTTATATTATAACTGTACATGTAGTACAAATTTATATATTTATTAACAACAAAAAACAAAAATTATGGCTTATTTTAATCATGCGTTTTACAAAACGTTTGTTGCTACTTCAACACAAGCATCTGCTAGTGTAGCAACTTCAGCATTAACTGCTGGGCAATTAGGTATAGTTACTGATTCTACTTGGCAAACAATTGCTATTTCAGGAGGTACTTTACCTGCAAATTCATTAGCATACCTTGTACAAGGTAGCTATTACACTAAAGATGCTATTGGAAACAATCCTGGTCATGGAGGTTACAAAGAATCTGTTAAATCAAAAGGTATTAATCCAAAATATATTTCAAGAGTTTGGGTTACTAACTGTTTATCAGCTGTACAATCTACTGCATCTTTATCATTAGGATCTGATTGTGCTCCTTGTGGAAAAACACAATTCATGAGACTTGATATTAAAGGTTCTCCTGCATTGCGTTTCTTAAATCACAATGCTTATGCAATTGGTGATTCAGCTAACATTTGTTGTATTGATGGACAAGAATTTTTAGATCCTGCATTAGTTGTTGCAACTATGGCTCAAATGGTTCTTGCTAATCCATTAATTCAACCATTTATTGCTGAAGGTGATGTTAACGGTGTTCAAACTGCTACATTAGCTGGTGGTTCTGGATATTCTGCTGGTAATAATGTTGCTACTACAGGTGGTACTGGAACTGGATTTAAAATTAATATTTTAACTGTATCTTCTGGAGCTATTGCTACTTATAGCATTGCTGCACGTGGAGCTGGATATACTGTAGGTGATGTATTAACAGTTGCTGGTGGTACTGCCGGAACTTTAACAATTACAGTTCTTACTACAGGTAGTGTTGTAGTTACTGCAACTACTGCTACTGTAGATGTACAATCTGTATATACTATTGCTCAAGCTTTAGGTACTGCTGGTTCTGGAAATTATGTTCCTTCAACTGATCCTAATGGTACAACTAAAGTTACTGCTACAGTTAATTTTGTAGGTGCTTATGTTGATACTAAATTTGGTAACTGTTCATTTGATACTAGAGATCATTTTAACGCTGAGCCTGTGGTTATTATTGCTTCTATCTTAGATGAAACTGGAAATCCATGTAATGATTGTGGTGTTGCTACAAGCACTCCTGGTCAAATGCAACAAACTCAAGGTGAAAATGTAGTTAGAGATTTAATCTTATCTGAAAGATACAGACAATCTCCATTTAACCAAGGGAATGCAGATAGTGCAAGAATCAGAGAGATTGAAATGTCAGATGAAATCTTAGCTGCTGTTGATAGAACTGTTACTTATAAAGCATATTATATTCAACATACTGTTCCAAGATTCAATAACCCATCTGGTGTTTTTGATAATGATCAATATGTTTACCAAATATATGTGAAATGTTCTGATACAACTGCTAACACAAATGTATTAGCTTTAGTTAACAAAGTAGTTGCTTTAGCAAATACTGCAGGTAATAACATTGCATTAGAGACTAATTCATACTGGTAGAATCTAGACCTGATAAAGGTTATTTTATTTAAAAATTAAGAGTAGGGGTATAAAAACTCCTACTCTTTTTTTTATTTAAACAATTTTTTGTATATTGTATATATAAGTGTATTAAAATAAATATCAAAATGGCTGACAAACATATATTAAGTTTAGAAATACCAACAGTATCTAACTGTAATCTTTTATGTATTAAAGATACTAGTCAGTATTCTTCAGAAATTGCTGTTGATTGTGAAGAATTATTAATCACACTTCCTGGATTTACTGTTCCTGTATTACTTAAAGTAACAAACGGTTTTGATATGTGCTTAACAGCATGTGCACTTGCAATACAAAAACTTAATTGTGGAACTAATCAACAAGAAATTCCTGATGGTATTTATATTTTTAGATATAGTGTTTCACCTAATTTAAAAGTTTATGTTGAATATAATCATTTAAGAATAACTAAATTAATGACAAAATACTATGAGGTATTATGTGATTTAAATATTCAAGCCTGTCAACCGGAAACATATAAACAGGAATTATTAAATGAAATGACATATATTAAAATTATGATTGATGCTGCTGTAGCTAATGTAGAATATGGTCAATCTGCTGCACAAGGTATGCAATTATATAATTTTGCAAAAGATAGATTAAATAGAATAATTTGTCCATCTGGAAATTGTGGTTCACGTACATATCAATACTAATAGTATATACTAAAAGTATATCATAAATATTTAAATAAACCAAAAATAAATTAATATGAATTGTGCAAATTGTAACAAAACATTTACATGTGGATGTCAAAAAGCATTTGATGATCAAGGAACCGTCATATGTAAAACATGTGTACACGAATGGACTAATAAAAGATTAAGTGGTAAAGCACCTACACAAGAATTATCTATAAGAGATTTAAATTTAGAATTAGCTGCTCAACAAATTAGAGATTTAAGAGATAAATAAATATGGAGCAATCACTTATTAAAAGAATTAAAACTGAACAAAATTTTGCAGTACAGGCATACACAAATTTTAAAGAAATTAAATTTGGTATTGAACCTTGTTGTTATGTTGATTTTGAATCAGCTGCTTTAAATAAATATTTATGTGATTGGCAAAATAGTGCATCTAATAAAATAATTATTGACAGTGGTATATCAGGTATTTTTATTGAACCATTAATAAAAGTTAATGAGGCAGCAAGTATGTCTTGTCCAGAAACTCCAAGTAATGTTTGTACAATAATAGATTTAGAAGCATTATTATGTAAAACAGGAACTTATATACATACTCAATATGTTCCATTAACTGTTTGGGTTATAATTCATAATTTAGGACGTTTTCCATCAGTAACCGTAGTAGATACCTTAAATCAAGTTGTTGTTGGTAATATAGTATATAATAATGCTAACATGTTAACAATAACATTTAATTCAGCATTTGCAGGATATGCATATTTGAATTAAAAATAATTAAAAAACAATGGGTAAATTTTTAACTGATGTAGACTTAAATCAGAATGAATTACAACATGCAGTAATTCAAAATTTAAATGCTGATCCTATTGTTTCAACTACAGGACAAATTTACTATAACACTAATATTAGTAAATTAAGATTAAAAACTTTAGCGGCATGGGTATCTATTACTTCAGGAACTGGAACAGCATCAACATTACAACAAGTTGTTGATTCTGGTAATACTATTTCTAATTTTGGCGGTATAGGTAATGCATCTATTCAATCTACTAATTTTACTAATAATAGAACATTATTCTTAAATGATAGTGCTTTTCCTACTATTAGAATTGTAGATAACTTAAATGCTTCAAATAATCTTCAAATTGATATTGATACACTTACTATAGATGGTGTACCTTATAATTGGTCAACTATTGTAAATCCTCCAGTAAGTCTGCTTTCAGCTTTACCATTTACAACTGATCATTTAACTGCAACTAATAATCAATATATAATAGGAGATCTTGTTTGGTATCTTGGAAATGTATATAGATGTATTGCTAATAATGATTCATTGTTACCAACAAGTACATTATATTGGGTTAATCTTGGAGCAGGATTTCCTCTTGTTCAACAACCTGCAGATTGGAACTCAACAAGTGGTAACAATCAGATTCTTAATAAACCAGCAATCCCTTCTGTAACACCAGCAGCTCTGACAAAAACGGATGATACAAATGTTACATTAACATTGGGGGGTACTCCCGCTACAGCATTGTTACAGGCAACTTCTTTAACACTTGGTTGGACGGGCACTCTTGCAGATAGTAGAATAACATCAGCAACTAATTGGAATAGTAAACAAGCAGGTTCTGTTAATTTAACATCTTTATCTGCACTTAGTTATGCTTCTACATCATTTGTAAAAATGACTGCTATAGGAACATTTACTTTAGATACTAATACATATTTAACTTCTATTACATCATTAGATGTAACTACTGCTTTAGGATATACACCTGTAACAAATGCAAGAACATTAACTATTAATGGAATTGGTTATGACTTAACTGCTGATAGAAGTTGGACAATAGCTACATCATCATCTCCTCTTACTACTAAAGGAGATTTATATACATTTAGTACAGTTGATGTAAGATTACCAGTAGGACTTGATACACAAGTATTAATAGCTGATAGTACAGCAACTACAGGATTAAAATGGGGAACTAATACTGCTGCAACACCAACAGGATATTATGGAGCATTTTCTGATGTAACAGACCAATTTGCTGCTGTAATTAACACAGGCTATCCAATGCTGTTAGGTGTAACTGACTTATCAAATGGTGTCACTGTAGTTAGTGGATCGAGAGTTACAATAGCAAATACAGGAATATATAATATTCAATGGAGTGCACAGTTTAGAAACCCAACAGCAAATGAACACGACGTTACCATTTGGCTTAGAAAGAATGGTGTTGATGTTGCAGGTTCAGCAGGGGTTGTATTAGTTCCTAAAAAACATGGAGCTTTTGATGGTCACACACTTCCTTCATGGAACTTTCTTCTTGATCCTGTTGCAGGAGATTATTATGAGTTTGTATGGAGCACACAAGATACATCTGTATTTATTTCATTTGAACCTGCAGGAAGTCCCCCTCCATCTACAGCATCTGTTGTATTAACAGTTACACAGCAGTCAGGTATAATGGCTGGAACAGGTATCACTGCTCTTAATAGTCTTACAGGAGCTGCACAAACATTTGTTAATGACACTAATGTCACTATAGTTTCTTCAGGAACTACACATACATTAACATGGGCAGGTACACTTGCTGATGCAAGAATAGCGTCTTCTACAACTTGGAATAATAAATCTAATGATTTTTTATTATCAGACATGTGTATTAATATGCCTAATAATGGTGCTGCATCAACAAATAATGTTGTAGGAGCTGCTTTAGTTTTTGGTAATGGACCAAGTACAAGAACTATTGCCGATACTAATCTATTTACAAGAACAACAAGAACTGCTTTAGAAACTACAGCTGTTGCAGCAGCTGTATCTAATATAAGACAACTAACAGGTTATTTTACTATAAATTCAGGGTTTAAATTAACATTTAAAATGGGTGCTTCAACAGGCGCAGCAAATACAAATGTAAGATATTCTATGGGGGTATTTACAGCAAATTTTAGCGTAACAAATGTTGATCCTACTACATTTATAAATTGTGCAGCCTTTGCTAGAATAGATGGAAATACTAACTGGCAATTCATTCACAATGATGCAACAGGAACAGCAACTTCAATAGATTTAGGTGCTCTTTTTCCTGCTAATACAGTTTCTACAGATATGTACTATGCCACTATAGAAACAGTAAGTGGAAATATTAAATATACATTGAAAAGATTAAATACCGGAGATACAGTTACTGGAACAGTAAGTACTAATTTAATAGCAGCTTCAACATTGCTAACAATGTCAGCAGGATGTAGTAACAATGCCAATTCAGCAATATGTGCTTTAGATTTTGGAGGAATGCAACTAACTAAATTTACTTAATATGACTTATTATTTAACATCAGATAGTATAATATTTAACGATCTCAATGAGATTGTGATTATGGAAGATGGTGAACCTACATTTGAATTATACAGAGCCTATTTAATAGCAAATGGTACTGTATATAACAGAGAATTTTTTACTCAAGAAGAAATAGATAATAGAGAACTATAATTTTTAAAATAATAATAAAATGAAAAAATTAATTTTATTGCTAGTTTTATTTATTGGGTTTAATAGTAATTCTCAAACTGTTTGGAATGGTACTACTTGGTCATTGGGAGCTCCTAATGAGTTCATAGATGCTACACTTCAAGGAAATTACAATGGAGTTAGTTTTAAATGCTATAATCTCGTTATTGAATCTGGTGCTATGTTAACAATAGCTCCTTTCTTATATGTATCTGCAACTAATAATTTAACTATTAATGGAACTTTAGGTTTATCAGACAGTGCTTCTTTTATACAGGTAAATGATTCAGGAACAGTTAGTGGCACAGGAACAATATTCTGTATTAGAAATACTACACCAATGATTGATGATGACTATACTTATTGGTCAAGTCCAATGGTAAGCAGTATATTAGGTTCAAGCTTTAGCACTTGGGTAACAGATAGAATATTTAAGTTTAATACAAGTAATTTTATTGATGTAGAAACTACATACAATGGAACTTATATCAATGCACTTCCTGATGGTCAAGATGATGATGGTGATGCTTGGCAACCAATGGTACAAACAGACATAATGGTTCCAGGTGTAGGATTTGCAGCTAAAGCATCAAGTGATGTAACAACACCAACTGTTTACTCTACTACCTTTACAGGATTGCCTAACAATGGTATAATTACAGTTCCTTTAGTTATGAGTGGTAATCCATTAAGTAATGCAGATGATTTTAATCTTATAGGAAACCCTTATTTAAGTTCTTGCTTTTCAGACAATACTATAAACGCAAATCCTGATATTTCAGGTACATTATATTTTTGGACACATACAACTGCAATCTCTCCAAGCAATTCTGGTATAAACACTTTAAACTTTACAAGCAATGATTACTCTAGATTAAATTTAACTGGAGGAACAAAATCAGTTACAAATAGTGATAGACCAACTAGATATATAGCATCTTGTCAAGGATTTATGGTTAGAGCATTGAATCCTGGTGTATTTACCTTTAATAACTCTTTAAGAAATGAGGGTTATTCTAATGAAGATTTTCATAGAACAGAAGAATTAAAACAGTATTGGATTGCTTTAACTTATGAGCAACAGTATTCAGAAGTCTTAATAGATTACAGAAGTAACACATCACTTGCAAATGATTACAGATATGATGAAGAAAATGGAAATAGAAATACTTGGATTAGTCTATATACAGTAAATGAGAATAACTATAAGATTGAATCTAGGGGTGCTTTTGATAATAATGATGTCATTCAGTTAGGATATAAAGCAAATGTTTCTGGTAACTTCACTTTATCATTAGATGGATTCACAAACTTTGAGGGTTATAATTTAATGTTGTTTGATTCTGAATTTGGCACATTCCATAACTTGGAAACACCTTATACTTTTAATACAGAAATAGGAACTTTTAACAACAGATTTATATTAGTTTATCAAACTACATTGGAAACTGAAGAACTAACACATCAAGGTTTGTTTGTATTCCCTAATCCTGTAAAAGATATTTTATACATAGAGGGTGAAATATCTTCAAGATATAACATCATAGATTCTTTAGGAAGAATAATTATAGCTGACTGTAATGAGATTCAATTAGATGTAAGTAACTTATCAAAAGGAATATATATCATAGACTTTATGTGTGCAAATTGTAAAAGTATAAAATTTATAAAATAAAGAGTATGTAAATAAATTATTTATATATTTGTAAATCAATTTAAAAACCAATAAAAATGGGAGAGACTGTTAAACTTACAAAAGAAGAATTAGAGGGTTTAGTTGAAGTTCAACAAAAACTTAATAATATTACTTTAAATTTAGGTAATGCTGAATTAGCTAAACAAGCAATGTTTGCTGAATATTCTAAAGTTAAAGTAGAATTTGATGCAGTTGCAAAAATATTAGAAGAAAAGTATGGTAAAGTTAATGTCAATTTAATTGATGGTTCAATTTCACCAATAGAAGATCCTTCTGAAAATCCATTAGGATAATATTTTTACATAATAATATTTTTATAAAAAATTTTATAACTGAACTTTTCTTGTTTGGTTATAAAATTTTTTGTATATTATAATTGTATAGATTGCAATAGAATATTACATTATAATAAAAAATATTTATGATACCAACAAATTCAAGTAATACAACAAATGGCTGTGATAGTATTTCATCTAACTGCGTTATTTGGCAAGGTCCTGATATTAGTTGTATAAATCTTTGTAATGGAGATACAATTAGTGATGTAACAGCTAAATTAGCTACTTTAGTATGTGACTTAATTACAGAGGGGGTTACTTCTAATCCAAGTTTAGCAGGTTTAGATTTATCATGTCTTAATATTCCTGGTACTACACCTACTACGTTAGTTCCTGTTTTACAACAAATGGTTATTGCAATATGTGAATTAAATACAAATACAAATAGACCGGGCTTTACATTACCTATAATGACTTTGCCTGCATGTTTAGTTTATAATGATCCATCAGGAAATCCAGTAACAGAATTACGTTTAGATTTATTTACAACTCTTATTGCCAATAAAGTTTGTGATATACTTACCTCAATAGTTTATATTAATACAACATTAAGTAATTATAATACTAGAATAACAGTTTTAGAAGGATGTGTTTTACCATGTAGTGGAAATGTTGTTGAGAAAAAAGTAGTTCCTACATGTATTATTAATGTAGGAGTATTAACAGATGTATCTGTTTTATTACTTGCTTTAGAAGTAAGATTTTGTGCATTAGAAACAGCAGTAGGTTTACCTTCCGCAATCAATTTAGCTATTAGCCAAGGTTCTTGCATATTATCAACTACACCTTCATTATCTAATTCAGCAGTATCATATGGTTCAATAACCGGATGGAATAATAGTCCAATTAATTTAGCACAAAGCACACAAAATATATGGGCTGTGTTATGTGATATGTATACTGCTATTTCAAATATTCAAACTACTTGTTGTCCTTCAGGATGTGATGGTATATCTTTTGGTTATAGTGTAACAAATGTATTAACTGGTACAGGTACAATAGGAGCTCTTAATTTTAATTTTCAAAATACAAATGGAAATGGTTGTGTTATACCAGCAATATATAATGATTGCGCAGGTAGTACAATTGTTACTATTACAGATAGTAACAATGTTACAATTACTAATACAGTGAGTGTTGCAGCTTTACAAAATTCTGCAGGAGGTGTTACTATAGGATTATCAACTTTAAATACTTATGCTCCATTAACTACTTCTGTAGCATTTTGTGTTACAGATGGTGAAAATACATGTAATGATACAATAGTAAAATCAATTGCGGGGGTTATTCCTTGTCCATCACCCGTTATGAGTTTAATTACATCAACAGGAGCTACTGTTACATTTACAAATGCTTTAGGTCTAACACCAGTTTATATTATAGATATTATTAATTCTACAACAAATATTATTGTAGATACATATACACAAAATTCACCAGGTGTTACAGTAACACATGCCTTTACAGGATTAATTCCAAGTACATTATATATAACTAGAGTAACAATTCAAGTAGGTGGTCAAACAAAAGTTTGTACAATTAATAATGTAACATTTACAACAAACACTGCTTCAGCTCCATGTGTTGATGGATTAGATGTAGTATTTGTATTAGACTATACATCTAGAATGAGTCCAACTATTGATACTATTAAACTAGGTATTGCATCTACTATAAGTACAATACAAACAGAAGCTGGAAGTAATGATTATAGATTAGGTTTAGTTTTAGCAGATGAATGGGCTAGTTCTACAGCATCTTACTCTACTTCAGTAGATTATGTAGCTTTACCAACTGCTCAAAAAGTTGTAAATACAGGTATTGGTAGTACATGGCAATTTATTACAGCTGTAGAAATGATGGCTACAAATAATTCAACATCATTTACAACTCAATTAAATAAAATTGATACAGGTGCTGCTCCTACATTTTGGCCAATTGGAAGTGGTGTTAATACTCCTCAACCTACTGATATGGCTATTGGTTTTGTTGTTGAATCAAATGACTTTGCTGGAGCATTTAGAAGTGGAGTTGCTAAATATGTAATAATTTATACTGAGTCATTATCAAGTGGAAATGATGATAATTTCAATAATACAGATGTAGCAAGATTAAACTCATTAGCTCAAACTTGTTTATTAGCAGGTATTAAATGTTTTGTATTAGGTGCAGGAACAAGTGCAACTTATACTCCAGTAGGAGGTCCAACAATCTATCCTTGGAGATCATTTGCTACAGCAACTGGTGGTAACTGGGATGTAGAGTATACAACAGCAGCAGTAAATTCATTAATTACTAGTAGTTGTTCAACATTATAATTAAAATAAAATATAAAAATGGGATGTAATTGTTCAAATTGTAGTGGTGAATGTGGTTGTGCTGATACAGCATTAACTAATCCTTGTACATATACTGACTGCAGTGTTGGTAGTGAAAGATGTGATGATGTACAATGTGCAGAATGTGTTAGTTATTGTGGAACATCTTTTCAAATAGGTGCTCCTGGAACTTTATTACAAATAACCAAAGGTGAAAGACTTGATTCTATTATACAAAAATTTGCTATGATACTATCTAACGGCTTAGGTGCTTGTACATCTAATGATATACAACATGATCCATTTAATGTATACGCAGGTGTTATTACAAGTGGTACAGCATCAGTATTATGGAATGGAACTTGGAGTGGAAGCACAGGTGTTAATATTTATTATAATACACAAATTGCTCCTGGCTCATGGGTTTTAGCTAATCCAGTGCCAATTGTACCAACTATATTTAATTATACAATAACAAATCTTTTAGCTAGTACAGCATATAAAGTAAAAGTAGTAAGTGTTGGTAATTCAGGATCATGTAAACCAATAGAAATATTATTTTCTACAACAGCATTATAATATAAAAAAACAACAAGAGTGATAGTTTGTTGGTTTTCTGTCACAGGAGTTGAGAGGCTGGGGTAACTCAGCCTCTTTTTTTTAAGAAAACCTTAATTTTACAAAAAAAATTTTATATTTACATATTAATTTTAAAAAAGATTCTATGAGTTATTTAAAAAATAAAATACTTGAGTCATTAAAATGGAAAAAATCACCTCTTTATTGTGCATCAAGATTAGGAATATCAGAAGAAGAATATATTAAAGTTAAAGGACAAGTTCTAAATAAATTTAAAGCAGTACATAAAAAAGATTCTAAAATAACTGAGTCTGTAGATTTAGAAAAAGGTCAATCAACAATTTCAGGTTCTTTTACTTATGAACCAAAAACACCAGAAGAGATAATTAAACTTTTAAAAATTGATACAAAAGTTTGGAAGTTATCACAATATTGGAATAAACAAATGGGAGACCATTGGAGAGTTTCAGCTTTAATAACTAAAATTAAAGAAAATACTAAAGAAGATTTATTAATTAATCTTTTAAACAATTGGCAACCAAAGCTTTACAAAACCACTACTATAAATAAAGCCCATGACTCTAGTAAAGAAGATGTATGTGGAATAATATCTTTACAAGATATTCATTTTGGAAAACAAGGAAATGAAACTGTTGATAAAGATTTTGAAAATACAATAAAAAATTTATTGACAAGAGGTGTAGCATCACATAACATTAAAGTATTATACTTTGTGGTAGGTGGTGACTTAATCAATATGGATACTTTTGCTGGTACAACAACAAGTGGAACTCCTCTTGATAATTGTATGTCTGCAACAGATGCTTATATGCAAGCTTTTGATGCAATGCATTGGGCTATAGGTTATATAAAACAATACTGTGAAAAACTTATAGTAGTATATGTACCGGGTAATCATGATAGATTATCTTCTTACCATTTAGTACATGCTTTATCTAAATCTATTTATAATGAAGGAGATATAGTCTGGGATATAAAGTATGAAGAAAGAAAAGTACATGTATGGGGTAATAACTTTAATGCATTTGAACACGGAGATAAAACAAGTAAAAATAATCCTTTAATATATGCATCAGAATATCCTAAGCAATGGGGTGATACAATAAACAGAACTTTATATAAAGGTCATATACATACTGACAGAAAAGTAGAATATATGACATCTAATGAGACAGCAGGTTTTATTGAAAAGACACTTCCTAGTTTAGGTAAAACAGATTACTATCATTACAGTAATAAATATATTGGTAACAGAAGATCTGGAAAATTAGAATTACAAGACTCAATTTTAGGAAATATTTGTGAATTAACCTATCAATCAATATAAAGAGGCAACTTAATTTCATTAAGTGGTCTTTTTTTTGTAAATTATAAATGTAACTATATGATAAATAATTTTAAAAAACCAGATTTAAAAGCACCAAGATACAGAGAGAAAAGATTGGGTATATTAAATGAAGAGACAATAAAAGAGTTTAAAGAAAAAAAACCTTTGTATTCTAATATTGATAATGATAAATTAAAAAAAATAATAAAGCTTTATAATATAAATTTATGGCAGGCAGTAATTAAAAATAGAGATGGTGTAGAGTTACCTGATTCATTAGGATATTTATTTATTGGAACATGTTCTTCATCTAAAACGGTAAATACAAATTATGCATTGTCTCAACAATATGGTAAAGTATTACAAAATAAAAATTGGGAAACTGATGGTAATTTGGGTAAAATATTTTATACTAACTGGTCAACAAAATATAGATTTAAAAATAGAGAGTTATGGCGGTTTGTAGCATGTAGGGATTTTAAAAGGTCAGTAGCTAAAACTTACCCGGTAGATTGGACCAAATATGTTGTAATGAAAAACAAATATAGAGTAGCTCATTTATATGATGCTAATAGTGAAGAAACCAAAAAAGAATTAGAGTTTTATAATGAATTTGAAACATAAACAAGATGTCACAGATAATAATAGCAGAAGCAATATCAAGAATAAGAGGTCAAGTAAAAGCTGAGGTACAAGATTCTTTTGTAACAGATAGATATATTTATAGTTTAATAGAAAAGTATGCTCAAGTTTTAATGAGAAGACAAGATTCATTAAACAAATTAATGAAGTTCAACTCTGTATGGAAGGTTCTTCCATATGTTGAAATGATTGATGTAGATAAAGTAGAAGCCGGTTGTTCTGGTATTACAAGTGGTTGTACAATCAAACGTACAAAACTTAAATTACCTTCTATGATTGAAGGTTATTGGGGACCTCTTATACGTACTATAACTTCAATAGATGGTTCAACAGAACTTCAAGCTACATATCCTGGAGTATATACAGCAATGACTAAAACAACATCTTTTAAATATAATAAAACAAAATATTTTTGGTGGATAGATGGTTATGTTTATTCTCCTAATCTTGAATGGGATGCTATTAGAGTTGAGGGAGTATTTAATGATGATATTACAAAATGGAATTGTGATACAAAAGATGATTGTACCCCAAGATACAAGCAACCAATTTATATACCTGAAGCTATGTTTGCTGAGATTGAATCTCAAATCATAAACACTATGATGAATACAATGAAAGTACCAAGTGATGATTTAGATAATAAACAAAATATAAATAGATAATGGGAGTATCACATAAATATAGAACATTCAGTCAATTATATGAAGATGTTGCAGTTGATTTTGCATCTTATTCATTAGAAGGAATGATTGAACCACAACAATTAATTAAAGTTGCTACTAGAATTAATTATGAATTAGGTTTAAAAATACATAGAACTAAAGAAACAATAATTGATGTTGAACATGGTAGAGCTCAATTACCTAGAGATTTTGCATATATCAATTATGCATTTCTTTGTGGTGAATATAAAGTTAATGCATCAATGCCATCAGGCACACATGTTGAAACATTTAATGATGTACCTTATGTACCTGCACCAGGAGAAGTTGCTGTTTGCAGTACAGGACAAGATTGTATTGATGCATGTGTAATTAAAACATGTAATGATGAACGTAGTTATCAAATAATTCAAAGAATTTCTCCAACTCAATATAGAACTTATAGTACTTGGTCACAATTAAAGATTCAAGATATCAATCAACAAAGTTGTTTTTGTCCTGAGTTAGCTGCACAAGCACCAGACATTGCACAAATAGTTGATGGTTTTTTAATTACTAATTTTCCTAGTGGTAGAGTATATATAAGTTATCAAGGGGCAATGGAATCACCTAATGGTGATTTATTAGTTCTTGATCAACCACTTTGTAATGAGTATTATGAATATGCTTTAAAACAAAGAATATTGGAAAACATGATTTGGCAAGGAGAACAAGTAACTCCTCAATTGCAATTAATTGAAGCACGTTTAAGACCTGCAAGAAATAATGCTTTATCATTTGTAAATACACCTGATTTTGCTGAAATGCAAAAAGTTTTTACAATGAATAGAAGAGCTCAATATCATAATTATTATAATATGTTTCTTAGTTATGCTCCTCATAATCCAAGACTACATACAGGAATTAATACATCAAGTAGTATTATTAATCCTACACATTAATAAAGAATTAAATTATTATGGCACAACAAAATGATAATCCAGGAACATCATCTGTAAATACTAATTCATTTATAAAAGGAATGAATAAAGATATTACGCAGTCAATGGAACCAAAAGAAAGTTGGTGGCATGCACGTAATGCTACAAATAATTCTACTGATGGTGATCTTGGTATAATTGGTAATGAACCATCAAATTTACAATGTGGTGTTATACCATATACAATTATTGGTGCTATACATAGATATGGTGATCAATGGGTGGTCTATTCTACTGATGATGTAAATTCAGAAATAGGAAGATTTGATGATAGTTTATGTAAATATGAAATTATAGTAAATGATCCTTGTTTAAATTTTAATAGAAAGAATTTAATAATAGGTGCATCTAAAGAAAACTTTGATTGTACTTGGCAGGTATATTGGGATGATGGAAATAATCCATCACGTACATTAAATATTGATAAAGTACCTTGGATTAAAACTATAACATCAGCGCCTGGTGATCCGTGTATTGTATATGCTGATACAACAGATTTAAATTGTGAAAAAATAAGATTAGCACCTTTAGTTGATACTCCTTGTGTTAGTTTAACTAAATCAATAGATGGTGGTATGTTACAGAATGGTGCATATCAAGCATTTATTGCTTATGTTGAAACAGAACAAAAAGTTACAGATTATATTGGTATATCAAATATTCAAACATTATGGTCACATTCTGGTACAGGTGGATCATTAAATATTAGAGTTTCTAATTTAGATAAAGATTATGATTATTATGAATTAGTATTACTTATTAGAAATCAAGGTCAAATATATGCTAAACGTATAGGTATTTATAGTACACAACAACAAGATATTAATATTGATTATATTGATGATGCATTAATTGCTGTAAGTTTAAAAACAATTCCTCAAAGAAGTCCTGCTTATGAAAAATCAAATGCAATGTATGTTGTAAATGATTGGTTAATTAGACAAGGACCTGTAAGTCAGTTTGATTTTAACTATCAACCGCTAGCAAATGATATTAAAGTTAATTGGGTATCAAATCAATTAGATTCTAGTTACTATCATTTAGGTGGTAATAAACTAGGATTTTTAAGAGATGAGCAATATGCATTCTTTATTAGATGGATTTATAATACAGGAGAAAGATCTTCTTCTTATCATATTCCAGGAAGAGCTCCAAGACCATTTGCAACCCCTTCAGGGACATATTTAGAAACAGATGTTATATACGGTGATAATGTTTTAGATGCTGCTGGAGATCCTTTATATAAGGTTTATAATACAGGAACAATTACAGCATCTAATTTAACAGAAGTTCAAGATGATGGTTCATTAATCATTGCCAGAGGTGAAATGGGATATTGGGAATCAACAGAAAGATACCCCGCCAATAGACCTGACATATGGGGTAATCTTTGTGGTTTACCTATTAAGAT